GGCGATCATTCCAGGTGAGGTCGCTCGATAGTGGCTGGTCGATTTGCCCGAGGATATCAATCAGTGTCAGGCGAAAGCCGAACGGTGCCACGCTCACCACGGGCTGATCGGCAAACCCGGTAAAAAACCGACGGCGCGCCGATACCCCATCAACGCCCGCCGCATTGATCACGACGTAGGCAGACAGCGGCTCGCCTGTCGTGATCTCGACATACCTATCGAGTACCACGGTGCAATTGCTGCGCTGCTGATTGTAGCCGATGCGGCGCCGCGGGAACGTCACGCAACGATAGTACACGCCGTCGATATACACAGCGGCATTCCAGGTGACATGCCGATCAATGACGGGAAAAGGAATAGTCACCCTTCAAACCTCAGTGTACCCACATACTCGTAGTCTGTGCAACTCGCGAGCAATTCAGTAAGCGTCACGCCGACCAGCGTCACGTCATACGTGTTTGTGCCGTCGCTGAGTTGCCCTGGTTTGCCATACAGTTGCGAGACGTTGCGCAACTTCAGGGCGTCGGCAGTCGAGCAACGGATCTGGAAATCACCACCTTTAAACACAAGCGGGCCGTAGCCGAACACATCAACGCGACCCGCGATGCCGCCAATAAACATATTTGTTTCGTAACGCGCCTCTCGCTGCGGCGCCAACTTCGCATTATCGCCCGCCTGCGGCTCGAATGTTGCCGACACTGCCCCGGCTGTGAACGTCCACGCCACTAGCGCACCCCCTGCTTCAGCACATCATCCTGCCCGTATTCGAGCGCGGCCATAATGCGCGCCGCTGCCATGTCGGCAACCTGATGCGCTCGCTCGGCACTATCCACGCTGCCGATGTTCATAGACATAGACACGCTCGCATTACCGCGCCCCAGTGCGTTAGCTGTGACGCCCGCCGGAAGTACCGCCGATGCCCGCCCAAGATTGACGAGTTCTTTCCCGCCTTCCCCGACGACCGTCCAGCCGGAGCCTGTGCCGCCCATGGCGCGCTGATCAAATTGCGACGCGACAACCCCGGCGCCCTCCTGGATATCGGTTCCCCACTGGCTCAACCAGTCAGGCGGCCTGATGTTACGCAGCCGCTCACCAAGGTTGAGGATATTACTGATGGCGTTTTGGATAGCCTGCCCGATGGCGTTGAACGCGGCAATGATCGGGTCGATGAAATTAGCACGAAACACCTGGAACCCTGCCACGGCAGCAGCGAACGCGGCATCGATGTCAATGCCGAACGCTGCCATAGCCAGGCGCACGATCTCGACGATCATCTGAAAGCCATTCTCGAACATTTGCGCGAAGGTCAGCACGAACTGGAGGCTAAACTGCTGAATGGTCTGCCACGCGCCGCGCCAGTCTCCATCGATGATCTGGAGTGCCAGCGTGATTGCGGCTGTGATGGCATCCAAAAACAACCCGATAGCAGTGCTAATCTGTTCCCATGCCATGGTCAGGATGCTGACAATCTCATCGCTGTGCGCAGCGATAAATGCCGCGATAGTTTGGAGCGCTGGCACAATCGTTGCATCTATCAACTGGATAGCGAGCGATATGATCGTCGTGATCTGCTGCCATGTCGTCTGGAAAAACATCTGAATACTGGCGCCGTTCTCTTGTAAGAACGCCTGAATGATCCCGAACCCACTCTGCACGATGCTCGTGATGGCAGCAACAACCGCGCCGAATGTCTGTTGCAGCATGGCCCATTGCTCGCCTAGCCCGATGGTCGCCATGCTGAAGCCCTGCGTTGCCGCCTCTGCGCCCTGGAATGCGCCCTGGATAGACGAGACGAGCGGGCCGATAATAGCACCAACCTGGCTTGCCAATTGCTGAAATTGAAATATCAACTCACCAATAAACTGCACCACCGGCTGCATCGCGTCGGGGAGGTGAGTGAGCCAGTCGTTAAGGTAATCGCCTTCTTCCAAAACGAAGCCGAGGTAGCGCGCCAACGGCACAACAACCGCCATAAACCTATCGAGCGCACTAACTGCCATGTCAATCCAGCCCGGCGCGTTCGTCCCGAACCACTCAATAGCCGATATGATATGCGGCATGGCCTCATTGGCAATTTCGAGGAGTTTATCCCCAAGCGGTGCGAGTGCCGCCGTAGCCTCGCTCGTGATGCCTGCCCATAGCGCGCCGAATGTGCCATACTGCCGCCCGCTCTCCTCAATCTCTGTACCGAGCGCCTCTACCCCTTCGAGCGCCTCTCCAAGCGCGAACGTAGCATCGGCGCCGAAATCCTCAAAGGTAACGCCGAACGCCTGCACGCCCGCCTCTTGCCGGAGTAGAGGATCTTCGATGCTCTCAATACTATCAGCAATGCGTTCGAACGCCTGTCGCTGCGTAATCTCGCCGCGTGCGAACTGATCAAAAAGTTCTGCGGTACTCTCGTCAATGTCTCGGATGTTCTTGACAACTGCCGGATCGCGCAACCGGATGCCAAATTCGTTGAAGGCGTCCCCGACTTTGTCGGTGTTCATAAATCCGGCCTCAAGCCCCTCGTTAATCAATGCGAGGGAGTCAAAGCCAGTCACGCCCAGATCTGCAAAATCATCGGAGTATTCGTTGAGGGTGTCGTTAAGATCGCCAAATCGATCAAGGCCAAGCTCTTGCCCTTCGGTGAGCACGAGGAATGCATCTTCAGCCGATGTCCCGAACTCATCCTGCACACGCTGTGCGCTGCGTGCCGCCTCTGTGAGATCCTGATCATAGGCATCGGCAAGGAACAGCGCATCCGCTGTGGCCTCGTCAAGCGCGCCGCCAAAGGCCTTTTCGAGCGTCGCAACGCGCCCTTGTGCTGAGATTGCCGCCGCGCCGATGCCCGCAATGGCGCCCACGGCAATGGTCGCACTTGCCGCGATGCCTGTCGCTGCCGCGCCCATTCCAGCAGACAGCGCGCCGCTGATGCGGTTGCCGCTGCGCTCCGCACGGTTGGCAACATCACGCGTCCCGCGATCAAACTCAGACGCGTCCAGAGAGAGCAGGACATTTAGTTGTTCTAACACATCAGCCATTATGCAGTCTGTGTCCTATCCTCACCACCGAGTGCCTGTACCCACATCCGTAAAATTGCGGCCTGCTCCTCAGGCGTTTGCGGTTGCGGCGCTGGCCTGTCGAATTTAGGCATAAAGTCTTCTGGCGCGTACGGCTTGCGCCGCTTCTTTTTGTCGCGGTTTGTTTCTGCGATCACTGCCGCGATCATTCCAGAGCGCAGATCGGCGCGCTCTTCACCCCACGGGTCGAGATCGTAGTACAGTTGCCACAGCACCCACGCCTCTGCACTCATCTCCTCTAGGAGCGCGTATGGATTGACGATGTAGCGCCCGCCCGCCTGCAACGCTAATCGATAGAGGAGCCGTTGCTGAGGCTCGCGGATTTTTTTGCCAGTTCCTCTTGCCGCGCCTTATCGACGCCGCTGAATTCCAGGATTTCAGGCAGTAGCGTTGCCATGACCGCCGCTGTCCCTGGCAGGCTGTAGAGTTTGTCAACATCCTTATCAGAGTAGAGCCGCTCGCCATCGTCGCCGATCATGACGCGTGCAAGCACCTGCACGCCCGCCCGCGCCACATCGCCGCCCTCTTTTGCCTTCAGGAATACTTGTAGATCCGCCGCTGACATCGGCACAATGCGAACATCCCCGCCCCATTCAGGGACAGGGATATCGCGGTACCGCTGCTCTCGTGTCTCGATTTGCTCGCGTGTGAGCAGCATGGTTCCTCCCTAATATAGCCTTGGGTTGCCCGATGGCTTGAGCGTGATGTTTGCCACAGCCCGACCATCGATAGGCGTTTCGATACTGAATGACATAACAAACGCCGTCACTTCAAACGTTGCGATTATATTGCCACCATTGTTCTTGACTTCGACTTTCCAGTCGTGGTTGCATCCCGCAATCCAGTCGTTATAGAGCATCTGGTGTGACGTCTCGGTCGGTTGCCAGTTCACTACCATCTCAATATCATCGGTGGTTTTGAGACCACTAATGAACGTGGTGAAACCATCCGGGGTGTCATGGTGGGTTGTCTCGATCTCTGCGGTCGAGCCGCCGGGCGGGTTGATCTGATTGATAAATGTGACGCGCTCCCATTGTGGGTTGTTCGCGTCGCCATCGGAGCGCCACAGCGTCATACCGTATGCCCAGATAGCATCCCCTGTTGTTGGGCAGTTTGCCATGATGCCCTCCTTTAGCCCTGGTTCGGACGGAATACTGCCGCCTTCGCCGTTGCGGTGCCGCTTTCCTCAACTGTCAGGTACACGAGCGTACCACCGTCGGGTACCCAGCCCTCCAGCACCTCAAACTCGAAGATACTGAAATCCATGCCGTTGACCTCTTTTACCTTGTCGGCCTGCACGCCATATGGATTGTTGGTGCCCTCCACGGTTGCGCTGATGGTATCGCCGGTAGACGCTGCGTCATTCCAGACGATTAGCACGTCGCCCTTCTTAGCGTTGAAACTGTTCGCGCTGGCGCCCGTGTCCAAGTCTACCCATGCACCTGTGGCCGCGCCATTTGCCGACGCCAGCGATGGATACGTCCCTACGCCCTCGACTACTGTGATTGTTGCCATGCTATTAGCCCTCCTTGTGAGCTTCTACATAGAATGAATGATCAGTTCTGAATGGGTCATCGATATCGATGCGGCTGTCGAACGCGACCGGCTCCGCTGTTGCAAAGCCTGCCGCTCGCAGCACATCGCAGAGGCGCGGCACATCCCAGACGTAACGATGCGGGTCACGCGCCACGTTAAAAATGACAGCGTTGACGTAATCAATCGGCTGCGGCTCCTCTACGCCGGGAATGGCAGAGCAGACGAACTGTGTAAATCCCTGCCAGTCTGACACGTCCCCGCGCACATAGTCAGCGAGGAGGCGCGGCACATCTGGCAGCACGAGCCGCACGACGCCACCAGGCAGCAGCGCCCGATAACACTCGTCAATCAGTTTCAACGCGACGGAATAGTCGAGATGCTCCAGGACGTGCGATGCATAGATGTAGTCAACGCTATTGTTAAAAAACGGTAACCCCTGGCGAATGTCGTGCGCCTTGACACCTGCACGCGGCGCGCTGTCAATGTTAATCCAGCCATCACGCACGTCGCCTCCGCATCCCAGGTTGACCATCACGTGACGCGGTGCGCCAAATGATTGACGGTTGAAATAGCACAGCACCTCATCCACAAAGCAGAAGTCTTCTGGGCATTGCTCATGCAATTCTTGAATAAAAATGCCGTCATG